TTATTCTCCTGCTACTGCACGACCTGTGTCTGTTTTCCAGTCTTGCTCTGGACGATCTATTTCTTCATTTCTTTTTATGACTGCATCTAATATGGGTGTATCCACATCGTTTTCTTTTGCAAAGTTAGCAAGTGCATTTGTGTCTTTTGGGAAACAAGTTCCACCGAAACCTCGTTTTCCGTCATGTCCTGGAACTTTTGTGTGTCCAGTACCAATTCGTTTGTCCTCTGTTGCAATACATCTTACATTCTCGTAGTCAAAACCAAGTTTCGAGCAAATGTTTTCAAGTTCATTAAAAAATCCTACTTTTACGCTTAGAAAAACATTTTTTAAATATTTGATCATTTCTGCTTCACTTGGTTTGCATTGAATTACTTCTTTGTTTACAACAGATCCATTTCCATCGTTGTAAGCAAGTTCAAACATACGTTTCATTTTTTCATATAAAAAAGGATCAGTAGAACCAAGTATCCACTGATTGCAATTTTTAAAATCTTCTGCCCAATTTTTCTCAGTTAGGAACTCTGGCATAAAATTTACATCAAATTCTTCACTTGTTCCAGGTGGTACTGTAGAGCGAAGTATAATATATTTACTATCGTCTATTTCTTGAATTTCTTCACATACTGCACGGACAATATCAAGATTAGCACTTCCGTCTTTATTCATTGGTGTGGGAACTGCAACAAAAATAATTTCGGACTCCTCTACAAATGTTTCAATATCCAAAGATTTTGGTTCACGTTTTTCTTCTACTACATCCCATACTAATACATCAACATATGGTCTAAGCAAGGTCATCGCATGACCCACAAATCCATTTCCAACAACTCCAATTTTCATCTTACGCTTTATTCCTTTTTTCATATTGCGTATAACCTTTTATAATAAGTATAATCTATTATGGTTTTAACTTACTTGAAATCGTCTAAATTTCCAAAAAAACCAAACAAATAATCTTGGTACTTTAAGAATAAACCCGTTACCTCTGACAACGGGTGTTTCTGCATATAATCTTCTTGATATTATTTTTTTATACCAACTTACATTTTCAAACTTACAATCAACGATGTATATATCTTTTGTTTTTGGCAAATCGTCTACATCATAGTCCGACCAATTTCCAAGGTCTACAAATGCTCCGTCTATAATTGTGCGGAAATCATTAATGAATGTACAATTCTTGATAGTAATATTAGATGCCTGACATTTTATTGTAAAATGTTGCTTGGTGTTTCTTGAAATAAATATGCAATTTTCAAACAACATAAATCCACCACGAACAATATCAACCACATCTTCGAATCCACCAATTATTGTGGTGTTGGTTACTACAACATCACTACAATATGATAATTTTAATCCTTCTGCGACTTCTCCTGCGTCAATGTGGCAATTATCAATTCTTATTTTTTCCTTGGGCATACCAGGTCTCCACATAAAACCCAAAGCATTGCTTTGTATGCCATTTTTAATATTACCTGTAAACCTTTTATTTTTTATCGTGATTACATTACTCACTTAAACTTTCTCTTTATGCGATCAATCGCATTTTTGTCTGTTACATTTGTGGAATTTCCCAAAGACGACCCGAATATATTTAATACTTCATTTTTGCTTAATTTTTTATCATCATCAAGAGAACGGATTTTCTGTTTTGCATCATACACTCCTTTTATTATGTTGCTTGTCATTTGACTACTTGTAATTCCAAACCAAGCAATGAGTCCTGGTATTCTTGCTACTAACCAACCTATAAGTTGTGTAATTACCGGAAGAAGTGCGGGTCCTGCAACTATTAAAACTGCGACTGCTCCTATTAATCCGAATGTTCCTGTTAACCATACCCACACCGAATTAAAAAATCCATCTTTTTGCTCTTTTGCTTTAAGTTCTCCCAAGCTAATAAGTTTTTCTTCTGTATCTTTGAGGTCGTGTCCTAGAATCTGTTTGCGTCTACTAAGTTCAATTACATCCTGTTCTCTGTCTGATAGATTTTCTATTGCAATTTCGTTTTGTGTAATAAGATCCTCAACATGAATTTTATCACCTGGTTGTGGAAGTCCTACAATCGTTTGTGCTTCTTTTGCCAACTGAAGTGCTACCAAGTCTTCTGTTGATTTATTCTCGGATAAGGACAATGCTTCAACTGTACCAGTGACATAAGAACGAGTGTGTCTTTCAAGTTCACTTTCTTTTCTTGTTATTTCTCCTGCGATTTCTTGTCGATCTTGTTTTAGTCCCCAAGTTGGAAGTGTAATACATCCAGACATTGAAAAGGAGAGGGTGGTGATCAAAAGTGATTTGTATAAATTTGATGTGTTCATAAATATATATATTATATTATATACGTTTTCTGAATGTTTCTAACTCTTGATTAAATAATCTATTGCAGTTCTGCCTAAAATTGGGAATGTCTTTTTTAAAAAAATTGTCTCTAATTGATACATCTTCACACACTATTAAACCTCTTATTGTATATTGATTTATATCATAGTTTTGTTGTTTAAGAAACTTACAACATTCCATCATGTAGGTGTCATCGGGTCCATATCCCTTAAAACTTTTTGGTATATTAACTAACTTAGCAAGTTCGGCTGACATTCCTGTGAACCAACCGTTTGCCCATTTAAATTTTGATAATTTATTTAATGAGAAATTTCCGTAAGTTTTTTTTGTAATTTCACTTGGGTCTACTTTTTTGTAATAACCAAGAGGTTTTTTAAGAAAATTCATATTAACAACACAATCCCAAGTTGAATCCCATAATCGTATACATTGAGGTGTTATTATGAATAGTTTATTTTCTTTTTTTAATAAATGAGCATATTCAGTGTGTTTTTTTAGTAAATTGTGATTAAAAAATAAATCCGAATCCAAGAACATTATATAATCATTTATATCTGAATTATTTATTGTTTCAATTCTGTGTTCATTTACTCCAAGAAAATCATCTTGTAAATTTATTCTTAATTTGTATTTAACAACAAGTTCTTTTGTGGTGTTTTTAAATTGTTCTATAATCAAGTCTATATCTGATATTTTTTTGAAATCAAGTATTGTCTTATTTAAGTTTAGTGTAACCCACACTTCTATATCTTTGATATTTAAATTGAACATAGAAACATTTAATCTATCAACTATGCGTTTATAGTTATGAAGTTCATGTGGAAAAATGTGAATTGAAATGATGTTCACTGGAATATGTTCCCGAGGGTTCTCTCGATTAAAAAATTATATGTGGTTGGGTATTTTTTAAGTAACTCACATAATTCTACATAAAATTCTTTAGGTCTATTGTGTATTCCGTTGCGTGTAACTTTAAATGTAGGTCCTTGTATATATGTTTTATTTATTTTATATTCAGTTGCACCTATATATTCCAACCAAGAAGAAAACTTGACTTCATTTCTTATATAATCCGTGTATTTTGTTTTTATTTTACATTTACTTCCGTGTAAAAATGTAAGATTTGACGACATTTCATTATTTGATTCTATATCTCTATTTATATCACTCACATAATTATATCGCAACGAAGTTGGTGAAACAAAATAACAATAGTCAGGTAGTACATGGTAGAAGGTGTGTATAAAACAAAAAAAATTGTAAAAATTACTCGGCACTTTATCAAAACCCGATGTATATGATAATATACTTGGGGTGCTTGAGCTATCAATAAAAATTTTATTTAAACATTCAATTCTATTTATTGAAACTTTTTTTGAATTATAGGTTGTTGCAATTACTAAATTATCTGATGACTTAAACTTAAAACAACTTATTACTTTTTTTTGGGGTTTCAAAATATTTGTCACCAAACCATAACTAAGACTAGTGTGATTTGCATCCTCATCTCTATCCTGAAAGTATTTATAAATTCTTTTTTCTAAAATTTTATTGGTAACTTCATAAACACCAATTTGGTTTTTTTTAATATCTGTGGTTGGATTAAAGTTAAATTTACTGAGTATAGATTCTCTATTCACATACTCTCTGTTAACTATGTCACCATGATAAAATGTATCAAGTTCACATTTTGCATAACCAACCTTAACATCGGGTGAGAAAAATTTATTTACATAATCCAAGTAATCCGACACAAATTCGGTTGTTGTTTTTCTAAAAAACCTATCGTTTTTAATTTTTTTTGAAAATCCTCTACACTTGTAATTTGAAATTAAGTTAAAAAAATCACCCGAACCCATTATGCACTTGTCGTATAGGTTAACATTAGCAAATACATCTTTTTTAAAGCAATATCCATAACCAGGTTCACCATCTCTTTCTAATAATAAATTTAATTTCTGCTCATTACTTTGGTTCTCGTTTATTCTGTGTAAAATCGTATTTAACTTTCTTATTTTTTTATTATGAAAATCTGTTCGGTTAGCCGTTTTGAAAATATGAGTTATGTCGTTCATGCGACTTGCCTGTTTTATTTCTCTTATCCAGTTGTCCGATGAAAACTTTATGTCACCGTCAAGAACTAGTATATATTTGCAGTCAAATTTCTTTAAAAACTCTATTCCTATATTTAGTAAATTTTCCTTTTGCCAAAATGTAGACTCTGACTTTACTGATATTACATTTTTTGTATTAGTGTAAATCCTATATTTTGAGTTATCCTTGAATGATTCGATTGTCAAAGACGGAAACTCAAATTGATCAAAATATTTTATTGTTTTTTGAAAATTAATAAATTTACTTTTGTAGTCACATGGATTGAAGTAACAATTTAAAATAACAAACTCTGAATCAAAGTCTGATTTATCTCTACTGATTTTTGAATAAAGCGAATTACTTTTAGTCTGTGCTTCGTTTGATTTTATGTGGTCAATATAATAAGAAGTTTTTTGTGGTAACCTTTTTGATTTTTTAAAATTGACTATGTGTTCATGTACACACGACTTCCATCTTAGTTCTTTTTTGTTTTTATATACACGACCTTGGTAATCTGGATAATTTACACGTCCATCAGTTCCAACCCGAAATCCCCATTTAACTATTTGATCTTTAGATAATTCATCAATGTAGTTTCTCCGTGGAATATATATTAAATCGTAACCATCATTGCATATTTTTTTTATATCTTTTATTAAATTAATACTCGGGAGTTCATCTGAATCAATATTGAAAATATAATCTCCTTTGCATATTTGAAAGAAGAGGTTTTTTTGTGATGCGAAATCATTACCTAATTTCTTGTGAATTACGCAATTTATTCTTTTTAGTTGCTTGATTGTTTCTGGATTGGTTGACATATCATCTACAATCACTATCTCATCGTTTTCGTCTATATTTGATTTCAGTAAATCAATTAGTTTTTTTAAACTTTGAGTTTCATTATGAGTGCAGATTGCATAACTTATTTTAATACTTGGTTGCATCAAGGTCGTCCAGTGAGTCGTTTAGTAAATCGTCTGAAAATTGTTCTATGTCCTCTAACATCTCATAAAAGGCAGACATTGTGCCAAATCGTTCTTTTACAATTTTAGAAAATTTGGCATTGTTAAGTTGGGTTATATCAGCCTTAAGAATCTTACTAAGCAAGTCTCTACCTTTCACTATTTCATTTAATGATTCATTTTTGCCAATGATAGCAGACGTGTGCGTGTTTACATCAAATACCCCAAGGCGTTTCCAATCTAACATCCAACATTTTACTTGAGTTATTCTCGTTATATGATATGTTCGGTAGCAATCATATTCTGTAAGATTTGGTTTTATATAGTTTGTGTAGAATGTACGAGGGCGATCTATTAATTGCGAAAACGGTCCTTTTATTTCATACTTTCTTTTAATCAAAGATAAGGTATCTTTGATTATTACTTTTTTAAGAAATGCGTATAATGCACGTTCGGGTATGTGTTCTAGTGTAATACCATGTAGAAGCATACCACCACCTTTGTTGAATTTCCCAAGTACTAAAATAAGTCTTGGTAGTCTACGACCTGTTGTTTCTGACTTGTATTTGAAGGATACAATCTGTCCAGGTGAAATTCTTGTTTTAGAAGCACTTATATTACCACCTATTAATCTTTGTAAATATTTTGAATAGTAACTCACTTTTATACACTATCGTTAGATAATATATATGTACTGATAATTTCTTTATACTTAGTAGAGATATTAGAGTGTGAATACTTTTTAAGGCAATCTTTTGAAATTTTGGATATACCCTCTTTATATTCGGGATAGTTATCAACAATATCGTTTAATTTTTCTGATAATTTTTTTGTTGAAATATTAAACCAGGTAGAATCGTTTGAGAAAACTTTATCATCTGAGTTTACTTCCGAAAGAGAACCATCTATTAAAAATCTTTGTTCTGATAAGAAGTCTGTGTGTCCCGACCAGTTTGATGAAATTGTCGGAATGCCTAGTTTTACTGATTGTAGTATTGATCTACCAAAACCTTCACCTTTTGTTGGAAAAACACAACATTTTATTTTTGAGTTCATATAAAAGTATTCTAGTTGAACTTGGGATAAATTACCATGCAATAAGTAAACCGAGGCAGATTTATCTTCATCCAATTTGTTTTTTAGTTTATTATATACCAACTCATAGTCTACATCAGAATAGTTTTTATTTTGTGTTTTTAAAATAAGTGCAACATTATCAGTTTTATTGAAAGTTTTACAAAAAGAAGAAATTAACCCATCTATATTTTTTCTGTCATTTTTAAAATCCCACTCACCGACCGAAAAAAAGCAAAAATCTTCTGTAATCTCTTTTGTGAATTTATCTATTTCACTTTTTTCCTTTTTATTAACATCTCGTTTGGATAAACTAACTTCTTCACCAATAATTTCTATTTGGGTGTTAAGTTTTATATCGTACTCATTTGAACTATTTAAAATTACTTCTTTGCAAAAACTAGACGGAACGATAACTAAATCCATTAAATTGCACTTTACTATTGCCTCTCTACTGCATAATGCTGATTCTACACACGCCGAAATTCCAATATTTGTATTACCAACACATTTAAACTCTTCCAACAACCCAACTTGTATAAATAAATCAACCTTGGTGTTAATATCTATGTGTTTTCTGAATTGTTTTTTAATTTTACTACTCAATGCTCTGAGTGAATTCTGTGTGCTTCCCCAATTTGTTGATATAAAATGCAAATGTTCTGATTTGTGGTTATTAATTAGATAAGTTGCTATCTCACGTGAATGTTCACCGTATCCGGATAAAGACATCAATGGTGATTCATATACTATTGTTTTCATAGTCAGTTAATTTTGGTAAACCTAATATTGTGGACAGGTTTAAATTTTTTAATAGTTTTATCAACTCCGTTGACAATTGATTCAACCATAAGTTTGTCTGTGAACCTATTTTCTAATATAAAATCAAACTTATCAGTCATATCAATATCTGTATGTCGTTTATACATATTATCAATTGCAACGGCGACATCGTCTGCACTACATATATCTGTATAGAGATACGGGACTTGCTGTGTTCCTACTAACATTCTGGATGTGGGGTTCACTACTTCAGTCCATTCGTTATTAATTTGATCAGATAACCCACCAGTTTTATTTAATATAATAGGTGTGTTTGTAAAAACCGACTCAAGTGTTGATAATCCAAATCCCTCATTGTAAGCAACATTAATAGTACAATGTGATAGATTGTAAATATTATTTAAGTGTGACTCACTTACCAAACTTGGTGATATTAACACAGGAAGATCAGAATATATTTCATCAAGCAGTGTATTTACATTACAACCACCACGATGGTTTACATCGGTGTGTAGTAGTAATACAACTTCTTTTTTTTGCTCTTCATTTAATTTTTGATAGAATTTGGAAAATGACTGAATGGTAAGTAATAGTTGCTTTCTACTTATATTGGCATTATTAAAAAGAAGAACAAATTTATAATTCTTACCCAGCAGACCGATACGATGCTTTTCTCTGGTGCTTTCGTCTTGTGGAAAAAATACTTTGTCTGATACTCCATGTGGGATATACTCGTAATTTGGGTGTTCTGGTGTGACTTCCTTGACCGAATCATATGTAAGTTTACTAATACACCCAATCCAGTCACATTTATTATATACATTCCTTAAAAATTTTGGGTGTGGATCATTATCCCATACATGATAGTACATCAAGGGCATTAACTCTCGTACCTCATCACTCATAGAGTATAACCAGGAGAATCTATGGGGGTCTGTGATATGCATAATTGCAGAAGGTTCTTCTTTTTTGATAATATTCAACAACGAATCACGACTTCCATATCCCTTAGTTTCGTACAATCTTACGTAAGTATCGGATGTATTGGTGATCTTACTTACTGAATCGGAAACATCAATAATTTCTTGATTGGTATTAAGTGATCCCATTGACATTTGAACCCAATCATATGTGTCACATGAATTAAGGACTATGCTCTTAGATATATTCGCTACACCAGTTTGTAGTCTTATATCATCAGACAGAAGTAATATTTTCTTTTTCACTAATGCAATAATATCAGTACTGCACCATATATGTCAATATCTTATATTAATATTTGCTATTATTATCAAATATTTTTACTTCATCAAGATTTTTTTCAAACTTATCGTCTGTGAGGTATTGTTCAATTGCACGATTTACTAATTTCTGCAATGTCATATCAGAATCAATTGTCTTTAGTTTGAACTTGGAGTAGTTTTCAGACAAAACCTTAACGGTTGTAAGTTTGTAATTTGCATCATTCATTTTACATAAATATACATCATTTCAAAAAAAAATTATAAAAATTATAAAAACTTAAATTTCTTTGTTCCATTTTGGGGGATTGAGAGGACATGAACTTGTTGCAAGTAATAGTTTTCCACTACTACAACCACATTTTTTACATCGTGCTATTTTTGTGTTATATACCTCAGACCAAAACTCACAACCTCTGCATATCGTTAATCTTTTAGTCCATTGCTCCGATGTTACTACTTTACGACCCGACCTTTGCCACTCTACTAAGGAAGTTACAAGATTACTTGCTAAATCTTTATATGTGTGAGTTGATTCACTTACACTCGGTTTAGAAATTTTTTTACCCAAGTGGTTGTTTGTGTGACTTTTACCATCACCTATTCTTTTATATTTTTTAAAAAATCGTCTTTCCATGTTTTAATATTTGATTAACATTTATACTTATAGATATGGATGAGAACGATATCAATAAAAAAAAATTTGAAATTCCCAACGATAACAAGCAATTAAAATTGGATATTAAAAATAATAAAGAAAAGTATATGTCTTTTATACTAGATAATTTTTTGCAATCTATGAAAGACGAAAATAGTATTCCCACAAAAATTAATCTATTTAAATTTAAAGATACTAACTTAGAAGTGATAGTAAAAAAAGAAAGTTATATTAGTAATTTAAATAATTTACTAGACTTTTACTCTAATATAGAAGAGTATGAAACTTGTAAGATAATTAAATCGCTTATAGCTAAAATAAATAATATAAATAATATAAATGAAGACTAATTAGTATTAATAGTTAACAACAGTTATAACAAATAATGTAGGAATATAACCATGTCAAGAAAAAAAGCAAAAACAGTAAATAAAAATTTGTTAGCAAATGCTCACATTGAAGAAGAAATCCATGATAATCAACTTACTCCACTTCGAAAATTAAAAATTAAATTAAATAAAAAATTTACAGAAAAACAAAAACTTTTAAATAAGATTGCATTAGAAGAAGACACAAAACTTATATTCGTTGATGGACCAGCTGGCACGGCAAAGACATGGTTGAGTGTATATTGTGGATTAGAATTATTTCAGAATCAACAGATCGAAGAAATGATATATGTCAGAAGTGCCGTGGAGAGTTCTGATCAAAAACTCGGATTTTTACCGGGAGCACAGGATGATAAAATGGCTCCCTACTTAGAACCATTTAAAGATAAACTAGAAGAACTGCTAAATCCAATTGACATAAAATATTTACAAGAAGAAGAAAGAATTTATGGAATTCCGGTTGGTTTCCTCAGAGGAGCAAGTTGGGAAAATAAATTTATTTTAGTAGACGAAGCACAAAATTTATCAGAAAAGGAAATGATAACTATCATGACTCGTATAGGTGAAAATTGTAAAGTTTTCATCTGTGGAGATGCCATGCAGAGTGATATTGGTAACCGGAGTGGGTTTAATAGTATACTTAGTTTATTTGAAGATGAAGCATCAAAAAGTCACGGAATTCACACTTTTAAATTCACAGAAGAGGATATTGTTAGAAGTCAATTAGTAAAATTTATAATTACTAAGTTAAAAAGTTTATCAAAATAATATTTATAGAGCATATAACAATATATGTATATTTATAGATTCTATGTTTCACGTGAAAAATTAAAATGGCCAACCAAAAAATAACTGACTTAAATAAACTTCATCAACTTGAAGAAGATGACTTATTTATTGTGGTCGATACAGACTCAAAAACCAATTCAGCGTCACCCACGGGAGAAACAAAAGGAATATCGGCATCGTCACTCGCAACAGAACTGACACGAATTGCAAACAACGAAGTTGGTATTGATTTCAAAAACCTAAGAGATGTACCAGATTCATACGATGAGCATAAAGGTGGTTTCATAAGAATTAATGATAGTGGAACGTCTATTGAGTTTACCGATTCACCTGGTGCATCGGAGCAATCATTTTCGGGTAGTTCACTTGAAACTCACGATTTAGGTGAGGTACAAGAATACAGTGTGGGTGATCTATTAATAAGTACAGGGGATAATAAATTTAAAAAAGCAAGTTGTCTCAGTAGTGAATCAGCAGAAGTGATTGGTATAATCAAGAAACTTAAATACAAACCCATTTCCGATAATTCTGCATTATTAAGTTCTGTGATAGAAAAAGTAAATATTGTATTTAATGGTCTTGTGAAATGGGAGTGGAATGATGATCAAATTGGAGGTCCATTAAAGATAGAAAAAAGAACAATATCTCAAGTTGATAGTCTTAATTATACTGAAGTATATGAAAACCAACTTCTCAACCCAGGACAAACTTATTTTCTCGGAAAACAAGGAACTTTACTTGATTTTGAACCCGCAGAAGACCCAACCATATCAGAGAGTGTCTCGAAACCAGTTTTAATTGCAACCTCACCCACATCGGGTGTAATGGTAAATTACAGAGGGTTAATGTGTAGTTCAGATGAAAGTGCCAATAAATTTGTTATATATGAACCTGCATCATGTAATAGCATAAAAATTGGAGATATGTTAAGGATCGTAAGAAAAAAAGTAAGAACTAGTGTGGATGGTTTGGATCATAGTTCCAGTTTTGATGAAAATAGTTTGCATGAGCAGATATTACCCAGTTTTATTGAACGGGAGTCGGGAATTATATCAGATGATAAGATGAATTATGCTTTATGCAACTCAGCATCTCAATTAAAGTCTGAAAACCCAAACGATCCATTCGAAGATGACAATTATGGATGTGATATGCTTGGAATTGTTATAAATTCATCCAATGACTTCTTTGAAATACAAACTTCGGGTATAGTTGAGTTTAACCTACCACTCATGGAAACTGGTAATTTTACAACTGAAGTTGATGGTTCACAAACTCCAGAAACTTCACCAATTGAGAGGTTGTTTAACGAGGGTTATACATATTACATCGAATCATTCCCACTTAATGATGACCAAAAAGCAGACACGAACAAACCAAGTGAATTGAGAAATTCAATATATGATTTTTCTTCCGAAGAAATTGGTCAGGCGTTGAATCAAGAAACAGATGGTAGGTTCACAAACCCACTTATGAACGCATCACTTAAACCACAACTAGATGGAAGTAGACCTTTTAGAAATACAACGATGGTTGATCCGTTTAAACGCGACGCAGTTACCGGTAAGGTTCTTTCTTATTCAAAACCTGCATTTTATGCACTAAGTTCCACAAAGATATTAATTTTAAATCAACCTGCATACCCAAATCCCAAAGATGTATGTAACGCAATTGATCCAACAAGTGGGACACCGTGTAGAACCTACGATGTAAGAGATACAAAAAACTTCTCGGTAAATAGATCATCTGCATTTACAAATCAAAGTGATCTTGAGGAATTTGGTAATAATTTCTTAAAGTCTGCATGGCCTACTGCCGGTATCAATGACAAGGGTATTATTACATATGTTATAGACACAGTGATATCTAATAATAATGTAACACTATTTGAGACACATGAATATGTAAAAATTGACTCACTTACAAACGCAAACTGGAACTATTTAAGGAGAATCTCGTAATGGGTAGTTTATATGACATAGGTAATTTTAGGTATCGTCACTTTACATTTAACTCATGTGCAGATGCAAGTGACTCATCCAAGTGCGAATCTTCTCCCACTAATGATGACGGAACTGATGAAATAATCAAATTTCTTGATAGAGTTTGGCCACATAAGGGAATTTTCATAGGAGATAGTTCGGAGGGTGATTATAGTTTTGTAACATATGTTGTACAAAAAGAAAAAGAACTAGAAGTCAAAAACATTTATGTGTATAAACGAGTACGGGAAGTTGATATAACAAGTCCAACCGATCAACAAGTGTACAACCTTGTCTGGAAACAAGTTCTTGATCCAGTAACATCATTAAAACCAGGAATTATTAGTTAGAGCAAAGGAAATAAGTTATGTCAAATTCAGCTTTCAATATGTCAAAATGTAGTTCGTCTGGTGGTTCGGGTGGAGGTGGTTGCAATGCGTCCGGATGGACACAGGTCACCTCAACAGACGGAGATGACATTACCGTAATATCCACGGACATTATTCGTCATGAGTTGCGAAAGATCTATGAAAATGATCCCCAAAACCACACCACTCAAATAGCAGATATAGTATACCTAAAGTATGATTGTCCACGGGTAGGTGACGCAGTATTTTGGAATTCCTACAAAGATGGTTATGATTTAGCTTCAGCTGAAATTGACAACGGAAATTACACAAAAGATCCAGAACACTTAATAGAATCACTTGCTATTGTTGAAAAAGTTGAAGTAAGTTGTGAAACGGGTCGTGAACTTCCTGAAGAGGGTTTTCGTGCTAAAGTTGTGTTTTTCGGTAAAATAACATTTGGAGAAGAAACAACTGATTTAGAACCTGGTGTAGTGTACTATCTCTCAGATACTCTTGCTAGAATTAACGCAAGCACCCAACTTGGTAGCATAATGGGGTCAAATGCTGTCCATGCACGACTTGAACCTGTAATAAGCAAACCCCTGTTTGTTGCAACCGGTAAACATACTGCGATTGTAACAAACTACCGACCACTAACTGGATCACCAACCGGTGGTAGACCATTATCAGAAGAATATAAACTAACAATAAAACCAAATATTTACAATGATGCAGATGGAAACTTCTTATATACAGGTTGGAAGATACGAGTTGAAAACACAGGCACTGTAACTAGTCGCAACAATCTGCTTTTACAAATAGAATATAATAAATTAGAAGGACCACAACCAACTGATCAGGATATGCCACTTATAAATGATGAAATATATGTATATCATAGCAATATAGGTGTATTGTATAACGCATCCGAGGCAAACATTAAAGATGATGATGTGTTTGTATCATATAAGGAAATAGATTTTACACCCGAGACCGAATCTTATGTAACGGGTATAGGTGAAATTGATGTCAAACTCAAGGTGATAACTCAGTCTACATCAAATATAACATTTACAGATAAATTAAGTTCACCTGAAGTTTTAGTCACAAATGCAAGTCAAGTTAGTAAAAGTAAAATTGTACCAACATTGTCACTTGAAGGTAGTTGTGAAAATAACACAGAAAATGATAACGATGTATACGTTAAGGGAAGTACCGTTATTCAACCACTTGACTCAGAGGAAGGCACTGTTTTCGCAGTTAAACTTCATGAAACTGTTCTTACGCACTCTGGTACATCAAACCCACCTGAGACAAAGAAAATACCTATGCCATATAACATTGGTTTTAAAATTGATTCGGTTACAGAACTTCCAGACGGACGATATCAAGAAAATGTTGAGTTTTCACCGATAACAGGAACATTTAAACTACAACTACCTGATCGTGAGATGCTTGAAGTAATACCAATCACGTCATCGGGTCAGACTGTTGTGGAAAATAATTTAAGAATCACCGCAACTGATAGAACCGGAAAGGAACTTCCTGAAACACACTGGGCATATATATATTCCAAGAGTGTCTTAAAAGACAACTTAGCATTTTGCTTCTCTGGGTCGTGTTGCATTGATTCACTTGATCAACTGAGACCTGATTCGTTAGGGGAGTTGTCAAGGGAAGTTGAAATCAGTGATATACTCACAAATGGAGATTCATTATTGCTCAACAACAAAGACGGTGCAAAACTGTATACCAAAGATGTAAATTCACCATCTCAAACTTCAAGTCGTGGAACACTTGCAATCTCCTGGAAGAATTGCAGAGAGAAAACATTATTCTGTTATCCACCAACGGATGCAGGTACTGAACCTGCATTTATGACCATCTATGCAAATGAAGCAAGGGAGATTACAAATTTAGCAAACCACAAAAAGACTGAAAACGAATCTCAATTTTATGATCCGAGATACATATTAATGGAAATCGGAGCACAAGAAACACTGAATGGAAAACTTGTAAGGTTAACCGTTAATTCGGGTAGCACGTCTTCGTCTGCTCCTGAAACCTGTTTTAGTTTCATCTATGACGGAAGTATCCGAGGTGGTCATTACACACTTGAAGAGTTGGAGCATATCCAAGGACCAACAAAGTTTCAAAAAAGAGAAATTAGGTGAACATTGGAGTAGTTATTCCAATATATAACTTGACATTAGATAGGTTTTTAAACTTTAAATTTGTTTTATCTAGACTTAGTTTGTCGACGATTGAAAATATAAATGTAATTGAACAACACTCGGCAAATACCAATGTCACAGATATTATAAGATTGTTCGGCAGAGTAAACTACAAACGATACAATTTAAAAACCAACACATTCAATAAGTCTAAATTATTAAATATTTTTTTCAATAGTGTAAATTATGACTATGTTTGGATGATAGATGCAGATGTATACATGAACTATGAATATGTAATTAACAATTTACCCAGTCAGTTTGATTTTGTAAGGCCGTTTAACCAAGTTGTAAAATTAAACAAAAGTAATACGCAATTTACACGAAATACTGCTAAAGTTAAAATTGATAGTGAAAATTTAGTGATTAACAATCATTATGGAAAATATTCCTATATTATAGAAAGAGGCAAGTTTCTTGAAGTTGGTGGGTATAACGAACAATTCCAAGGGTGGGGATTTCAAGACTTAAATTTATTTAACAAAATAAATAAAAAAGATAATAAAATTAAGTATACACAAAATAATGCGTTTCATTTATATCACACGAAAGCATCAAAACAATACTACCAAAATAACAAAAAACTTTTCTTTGAAGAAATTTAATTTAAAGTCTTGTATTTTTTAAAAAAACATTATATTATATGTTTATGAAAAATTATACAGAAAGTCAATTGGAAGATAACTATAAGAATTTTTTGAAATTTATAGATGATACCTTTACAGGTGATCGTAAGGATAAAATGCTTTATATGTACGGCACAGATGACGGATGCCTTGGGTTACGAGCACTAACTTCTCCTGCAAGTAGCATTGATAGATTTCATAACGCATATGACGGTGGATATATAGACCATGTCCTTGGTGTATGTAAAACAGTTAGAGGTGTGAAAGTTTTATTGCAAAGCATAGGAGCAAATATAGATTTTACAGACGATGAAATGTTATTCGCTGCACTTAACCATGACTTAGGGAAACTAGGATCATTGGATGGTGAGCAATATGTACACAACGAAAGTGAGTGGCATCGTAAAAACCAAGGAAAGTTGTATAACATTAATCCAGATATTCACTGGATGTCAGTTACAGACAGAACAATTTGGTTACTACAACACTTTGATATCAAGATTACCGAGAAAGAATTCCTAGGAATCAAGTTATCTGACGGAATGTACGATGAATCTAATCCACAATATTTAAAGGCCTTTTCAAAAGAAGTTGGGTTAAAAACCGAACTACCACGTGTAATTCACTGGGCAGACCACATGACTTGTCTAGCAGAGAAATCAAACATGGACGATATAATGAAATTTGAACCATAATTTCAATTAACTTTATATTTATATACAGAACAATGCTCGTATGAGGTTGTTTAACGAATGCCCAATCTGGGATTTGTAATTAAAAAAGGAAAAGTAAAATGAAAAACTACGGATTAAATAAGTCCTACGGAACAGGACTAAATAAACACGTTCCAACTATGCGAGACGAGTTTTTAACTCCATTTGACTCCATATTTGACAAAATGGTTAACCAGGCATTTCCAAATTTCGGCCAAGAGTTTGGTGTAAATTTCTTTGGAAATAGTTCATATCCACGGGTAAATGTAGCAGATACCAAAACCGAAGTAAGAATTGAAGCAGAAATAGCCGGACTAGGAAAGGATGATGTGTCAGTTGAATATGAAGATGGTATGCTCACTATCGCAGGAGACAAAAAGACTGAAATTGAAGATCCTGATGTAAAGTATGTGTATCGTGAACTTAAACGATCTTCTTTCAAACGGTCATTTAAAGTAGACGAATCAGTCCTTCAGGTCGGCAAAATTACAGCCAAGTTTGACAATGGAATATTAAATGTAACCATACCGAAAAAAGAAGTCACGGAAACTAAGTCAAAAAAAGTAAAGATAATGTAATAGTGTCTATAAATTTAACAACAAAAAAGGAGGTAATTAAGTTTACCTCCTTTTTTTATAATTATATTATATTTATAGAAAGTACGATGATCGTATAAAGTTTAATGAGGAGATATATATTATTATGAAAACATTTACAGCAATTATAGGTTTTCTTGCCCTTGCGGTGGCTGGTACAGCTGCTTTCTTTTCTGTCCGTGGTATTGGTTTATTATTCGCAGGTGCGGCTATCGCAGCTATGGTAATGGCTGGAGTTTTAGAAGCAGGTAAACTTGCTATGACTTCATTTTTATATCGGTATTGGGAAAGAATTCCACGAATGTTGAAGTGGTATTGTACTGTATCTGTTGTTGTTTTGATAGGAATAACTTCACTTGGTATTTATGGATTTTTAAGTGATGCTTATGACGATACACGTTCTCGGGTAGAAATGCACGAAAGTAACATCGAAACACTAAACAAAGAAATAGTTGTAATAGAAACTGAAATTGAAACACTAAAAAACACAGATGTAACCGTAGAAGATAAAAAGACAGAAACAATTGCAGGATTTCAAAAAATTTATGACGATTATGTCGCAGATCGAAGAGCAAGACAAGATGCATTATCTTTACGCAATAAAAGTGATACTGAAGCAAGAACCACTCGCAGACAACAATTACTTGATCGTCTTTCTGTATTAGACTCTACAAAAACTGCAATAGAGTCTAAGGGTGGTGGGTTATTTTCAAGCAATAAAAAGAAACTTGAAGAACTAAGAGTTGCTCAACAACCAGAACGAGATTCAATTGCATCTTCTATGTCATCTATTTCAGAAGAAGAAACATCCGCAACAAAACGATACAATGATACACTTGCAAAAATAGATGAAGAGATTTCAACGGAATACGATAAATTTGTGGAAAAAGTAAACGGACTTCGTGATACAACAAACGATTTAGATAATGTATCTGTTATTGAAGACAAATACACCAAGATAAAATCAAACCAAGCAGAAATACTAAAAGAAAAAGAAGGAATTCGTGCAACTGATATAGGAAGTTTTCGTTTTATTGCAGAGTCGTTCAATATGCCAGTCGATCAGGTTGTCAAGTGGTTTATTATTATTATTGTTTTAGTTTTTGATCCCGTTGCAGTCGCACTTGTGCTTGCTTACAATATTATGGTGGGTGGAAAAATGACTCTTGGAGAAGAGTTACCGAAAAAAAAAATTGGATAGATAACCTACCATTTGCTGATAAGTTGCAAAACGAGGGTGACTTTGAAGAGGACGAAGATGTTGCTTTATTAGAAACACCCACCCCAACTCCCGAACCACAAACTCCAACACCGTCACCAACTCCCACTCCAACTCCAACACCGTCACCAACTCCCACTCCAACTCCAACACCGTCACCAACTCCCGAACCACAAACTCCAACACCGTCACCAACTCCCACTCCAACACCAACTCCATCACCAACTCCCGAACCACAAACTCCAACTCCATCACCAACTCCCACTCCAACTCCACAACAAATTCCGACACCGAAAAAAATAAATTCGGATAATGACAATGTAATCACGACTGCTATGTATGATAATTCAGAACCCGGTGAAGACGAGAATAAAGGTCCTTATTATGTTCCGTGGAAAAAAACATCAATGGATTTATACAATAAAACGAAAGAAACAGATGAAAATATGTTTGCTAAAAAAAGATACAAAGCAATGGATGGTTATATACCAGGAAGCACAATAGGAAATGTACCAACTGACGATAAAGCAGAAGAAAAAAAATCTGATAACTCAAAAAATTAAAAAAATCCGATATATATTTAAAAATTGACAAATAAAATTATTTATGTAATTATTAAATCATTATGTATCAATATTTTACTGAACATTATCTACAACTCACGATTATATTAGTTATATTATTACTTGTATATATCTGTTATAACTTATATAAAAAAGTAAAGATTTACGAGTCGTGGGTTGATAATATAGATGTGCGTATTAAAAAATTAAAATCAGATATAAATGAGGTGGATGAACGTAAACTTTTTGAAAAAGACGATGATGTTGGATTTGTGTATGAAAATATCTCCGAATTAATAAAGGATTTTGATACAATGACAAATAACACATAAAAAGGACAAACGGTGGCAGTAAAAAAACGAAGAAAAAAATCTAAAATATACTTTGGTAAAGAAGCAGAAAATGCAATTATAGAATATAACAGTTCTGAAGATGAAGTTTTAAGGAATAAAATATACAACGAAAGAATCTCAGCTGCATTCGATAAACTAGCAGAAAATATATTAAACACTTTTAAGTTTTCATATTTTCAATGTAGTCATATTGAGGTTCAACAAGAAGTGGTTAGTAATTTAGTTAGCAATATACACAAATATAAACCTGACAACGGAAAAGCATTTTCATATTTTAGCATAATCGCAAAAAATTTCTTAATCCTGTACAATAATGGCAATTATAGAAAGTTTAAAAAGCACGTAAGTGTTGATGACGAAGAAGCACCAAATGTAGATATGGCACTTAGTTCTACTACACAGAGTTCTCAAACAAAAAAAGAGTTAAGTGAATTCTTCCGGTTAATGATTGAATTTTGGGATGTAAATATTGAAAGAATATTCAAAAAACAAAGTGAGTTACAAATAGCATATGCAGTTTTGGAAATATTTAGAAACTCAGATAGAATTGAAAATTTCAATAAAAAAGCATTATATCTGTATATAAGAGAAATGACAAATTGTAAGACTCAAAATATAACAAAAGTTGTTAACAAAATGAAAGATTTACAAAAGAAGATACAGATTGAATACAATCAAACTGGATATATAAAGATAGATAATGCATAAGATATAGTTCAAAAAATATGTATATTTATATTTATATTTATGGACAATGACGCAGAAATATTTACAGGAAAGACTTTTTCATCACTTGCTAAAGATATTTATTTTAATTCTACACGGAAAGCACAGCAGATAGATCAACTTATAAAAGATCTAAGGACTATGATAAAAGACGCAGGTAGTGCCACTGTTATTGCACCCATGATTAAAGATTACTTAGATGTATCTGTTAAAAATGACGACCAACTTATTAAACTATCTGCGGTTCTACAAAGAGCAATAAACAATTCACCTACAAACGAAGAGTCGGCCGGTGGTGGGTATGGATTATCTGAGTTCGAAAAAGAAGAATTGCTAAATAGTGTAAAAAGTGAATTAAAAGATGTAAGTGATGTTGATAAAAAAATTCAATCGGAAATGAATAATTTAGACAAACAGGATAAATTAGATGGCTTACACAAAAACTCATCGTAAAAGTAACACAAACGACATAGCACGTCGTGAACTAACGACTCAGAGAGAGTCATTGTCGGTTCAACCGGATGTTGATCTATTTTACGAACTCGAGGCTGCGGTGGTAATTGATGTTATACGAGATGAAATGCATCCAGTATTTACGGACAACCCAAGTCCACCAAAAACAGAAACATCGAACTGGCCAAAGAAGTATACAAACTCAACAAATCCAGATTTAGATTATTCATGGATAGGTAGAATAAAAGTAAGATTGGTAAACAGTCAGCAACAACTGCCAATTGAAAACCTAGATTGGGTTACACCAATTGAGACTAATTTATTTGAATACCCATTGGTCAATGAGGTAGTAGTAGTATCACAATACATGGGTAGACTTTTTTATTCAAGAAGACTAAATTCAAGAAATTTCATAAATAACAGTGCAGACTTTCAACATGAGTGGAGATTTGGCAAACTGCAAGGGGTAAATGATAAAACAAGTCCTGGTTCTTTACTTAAAGCAAGAAATGAGTCTGACTTATGGCCACAAACAAATAAATATGGTGAAGCTTCTGGTGGTAAGTATCTTGGAAGATATTTTAAAGTGAACAATAAAATTAGACCACTTAAGCATTATGAAGGAGACACTGTATTACAAAGCAGACATGGAAGTAGTATAAGGTTTGGTTGCTATGAGGATGACCCAAAAATTGATATAGGAACTTCATTGGGGTACGGTGAGTCCTATGAAGACAACTTGGGAAACCCTATGATTTTGATAAGAAATCGTCAAAAGAAAACTAACAAAGACGAACAAAAATTTCAATATAATATATTAGAGAATGTAAATGAAGATGGTAGTTCAATACAAATTACATCTGGTAGAACAGTTTCTAAGTTCGTTCCGACCATAAACCACAAATATGATAATGTAAATTATCCACGCCGTGGGTGCGTCCATAAAACATTTAATGGTCTTGAAACATTAAGAAAAAGCAAAGTAGGAACGGGTAGCAATTATACCCGACAAGATACCGCAACCCGACTAGCACGTCCAGCAGGAGATAGAATAAACTAGTATGACCACGACTTCAAATTGCAAGGCCTGCGAAAACCAAAGCAACCAAACTAATACTTCCGCTGAAATATTAAGCTTTGGAAAGAGTGGAAACATGACGGGTGCACTGGGTACATCATTCGGTTTAGCACTAGATGCAAATACATCTAAGAAGGTTGGCATGAATTTGGGTGGCAAGTCTCCGTCAACATTGATGAAATTAATCGATACACCCGGTAGTAACAAACAAAAGTCATCCATGAATGATTCTCAAAAAAAGTCCCATTTAATAAACTCTATGGGTTTGGGTAATTTCTCACTAAACTCTGCATTCGAAGGTGGTTTAATAAACTCAATATCATCTGGTAGAGAAAATTCATCTTCCTTTTTAAAGGGGGATGCAATCGGCTCTTCGTTAATTGGAGCAAGTTCACTTGGAATTGGACCAAAAAATGGTGATATGCTGGGGATAGGTGAGGGAGACTCAGATATGTTCCAAATATTTAAATTAGCTGCTTTTGGTTTAAAAATGTTATGTGCTTCACTGAAAGATAAGCAACGCGGTGGTCCCGGTGGATATACATCGGACACAGAAGAAGCACTTGGTTTACTTTTATCTCTTAATGTTGATTTGAGTTTAATAGCAAGACTTAAATCAATCTTTGATAAGTTAATGGCATTAACTCAACCGAATTTTTCGTCATTTGGAATAAACGATCTAAATATAGCAACGGGATTGTTTAATTTGTGCGACTGGATAGAAAATATGGAATACGGTTCTAATACGGTAGACACATTGCGAAAAAACCTACCACTCGGATTGTCTAATAAAAAATTAACTGCACTTGCTGGAAAACAACTGATTGATAGTGGTACATATGATACATATGCCAGAAACGACTTTGGATTTGATCAACAATTTAAGTCAATTGCGGGTGATATAGACGCATTGAAATGTGATGCGTGTAATCTAGGAAAGGGTGACTTGACTATACAAAATCAAGGAAAGTCTTTATTTAATGTAGAATTTGATCCGAGGACTGGTTTAAATCGTGAGGTAAATCAGCAAGCAACGACCTCGGCTGAAGACGCAGTCATCGTACAAAGTGGTATCGACATAAAATCAGACATAGTGGGAATTTCATTTGATGAAACAAACTCAGACGAGAAAGTAGTTTTTGCAGGTAACAATTCACCGAAGATCGCAGATGCTCTAACAAAAAAGGCATCTGCGGGTGATGACAAACTCCATGTTAACAACCCTACACAATATCCTGTGGGTTCTTGGGTTGAAATCGGAGAGGGGACGGAAACCTCCGAGTGTGCCATGTGTGTGGATTACAGTTCGTTGAAACTAAAAACACCACTCAAAAACTCACATGACTCCGGTACGGGTATTTCACATCCTCAAACTGAAAATCCATGTGAGCAAAAC